TAACTCCACGACCAATGTTTAGCATATCTCCAATAGCCATTCTATTGGGTTGTTCATCAGTTAAATTTGTATTTACAGTAGAAACGCCAGCCATTTTAAATTCCAAACAAATTAATTTTTTATAATTTATTTTATGCAACAACATAAGGCGTTGGATTAATTCTTGATGCTACATCTGATACGTTAAATTCTGCCATGATCTATCCTACATTAAAGTTTGAAACAGCATTGCCAGCTCCAGAACTTGGTGAAAGTTGAATACCAGAAGAAACATTAGACATTCCACTACCTGTTGATGGGTTTATTAAATTTCCTAAATAACCCATGTTTCCTAAATTATTAATGCCACCCGTCACAGCATTAGCAACTCCAACAGTTCCTGCTGCATTTGCTGCTGCTGCACCAGTTCCCAAACTACTTAACGCATTGGCAGTATTTGCAGAAAGATTTGCACTAGTGTTATTTGCGGTTTGACCAAAGCCAGCAATAGAAGCCAAAGTATTATAAATGTTAGTGCGTTGACCTTGATAATTATTAAATGCGTTTTGATAAGCACCTTGAGCATAATTTTGTGTGTAATCTTGCAATGATTTCATTGCATTACCGCCAACTAAACCACCAGTTGCATTGTTTGCATATTGATTAGCTTGCTGGCCTTGTTTTAATTGCCAATCATAATTAGGAGCTAAATTAGCGTTTAAATCTTGATTATCAAATTGATGTGTTAAATAACCTGTACCTGTTTGTGTGCCTGTAGGATTGCCTTGAGCATCATATGTTGAAGTTTGACCTGGAAGCATTGTCCCAATGGTATTAAGTGCATTATAGCCAGCAGCACGTTGCGGTGCTAATTGTTTATTTTGTGTGTTAAACATCGCAAGCTGTTGATCTTGTGCGGCTTTAGCTGCATCTGCTTGCGTTTGTGCCGCATCCATTGATGATAATCCACCAATAACTGATGATCCTACTACTGCCCCTGCTACCCAAAATGTCATGTTAAAACCCCTTTAACTTTATTTCCTAAACTATACATATCGTTTTCATCTTCCTCTACCATTTCGGCTTCAGCTTCTTCAACAGTTGTTGAATCTGTCCGATGAAATGTCATACATAAAGTATCTGTTTCAGCATATACCGCACGTTTAGTTCCAGGCATACTATTTAACAAACATGGCCCAGTTACAGTCTTTACACCTTCATCTGTTGTAATTGCAACAGTTCCATAAACAATCATATAAAAATGTTCTTTTTTATGAACTTTACCTATTACTAACACACCTGCGTGTCTAAAAACTTCTCTGCAATACATTCCAGCATGAAATGTATGTTTAGTTAAAGGTTCATATTGTGGTAGCTTTGATACTTCAAATTGCAATTTTTCAACTTGTTCTTTAGTTGGTATTTCTGTTTTTTCAACTATATCAAACATTATAATAAGCTACCTTGTATGGCTTACCATTCACAGTAATATTTATGAAGCCTACAGGCTTTGCAGGTAGTGTGGCAGTACCTGTTGTTGCAGTTGCAGAGCTAGTAAAGTTCAATAAATTAAGAAAGAACTGTTGCCATGCTCTTGTAGGCCGTTTAGTTTGACCATCCAAAAACTCTGTCTGTGGATATGGATTAGTCTGATTAACACCATATAGACCGCCTGACATTATGACTCGCCCTCTTCTGCTTTTAAGTTAGCTGATATTATAACTGCTTTTACTGGATCAGTAATTACTACTTCAAAAACACGATCTCTGGCCCAACCTAGTCTACGCCAAATTGCACGATTTTTAAATTGTCCTGTTTGACCAATAGAAACCCAATGTTCGTTTGACCATGTTGAGCCACCATCGTTTGACCAACGTAACATCGCTTGTGGATCAGCACCAATTGTTATAATGTGATTAGTGCCTGCAATTGCTAATCCTGCTACACCAATACCTGCTACTGCGTTGGTTGGTGAGAATTCATTTTGTGAATAACCAGTCAATCCAACACCTGGCTGAAATTGAATCTGTAGTTCTTGTAAATATTGGCGTTGTAAGTCAGTCACAATATGTGGCGCACGTCTTACTCTGCGAATCTCATTACCATTGTCTGTATAGTTATTAGGGTCTAGCAAGTAGATAATTCCATTTGCATAATCCCCAACCAATACTTCACCATTAAATACCGCACAACAGTTACCACGATGACGATGAAATACGTTCATGTTATCTACAGACAACCACTTATGCCACATTGTTGTAGTTGCATCATATACCCACGTTAAATCTAATGTAGGGAACGTAATAACATAACATTCATGGCCTTCTAGTTGATATGTCCATGCCAAAGCATCGTCTACATATTGACCAACTAAAGTTTGTTCTACAGCATGATTAGATATTCTAGTAGGCGTATATCCGTTCATTTGCATAATCATTGCTTGACCACGATTGTTTCGTGACAAGTAAGCAAACGAATTACCTAATCTATAAACAGATGCTTTTGCTGCAATACCATGTTGTGTAGAAGTGCCAGGAATACGTTGGAAAGCAAACGGATAAGTCCCTACATCAGTCCACACTTCAGATGAAGTTTCACCTAATAAATATACTTCACGATGATCTACAATCAAAGCTACTAGATTATCTGGTGCGCCATCTTTAGATGAAAAACTTAATCCCTGACTAATTGGTGAAAGCGGATTAGATGCGCCCCATTGTTGTGTATTAGGATTGTTGTAAACAAAGTAGTTATCCACAATATCTACTGATGTAGCACCACTAAAAGCACCATCTGTTGTGGGTAGCACACTAAAATTTAGCGCATATAGTGTTTCAGAGCCAACAGACTGTGTATTGTTTAATACATAGTTACCTGTGCCACCAGCTCCTGTACCAAACGTTAAAGTTAAAGTTAATCCTGTACCATTACCGCTTGATGATGTTGATGCTGGGTTTGCTGGATTTGATGTATATGCCCCAGAGTTTGTTCTTGTTAATCCTGTAACTGCACCACTACCACCTATGCTTGAAACTGTGTAAGTAGCTGGAGTAGTTCCATAAATACCGCCTAATACAGTAACAGTATCATTGACTGCGTAATTTGTACCTGCCGTAGCAATGGTTTGACTTAATACTGTACCGCTACCTAATGATGTAACAATTGTTCCTGCTGTTACGTTAGCACCTTGAATTGTTTGTCCTGGATATATTGTTCCAGTTGGAGTAGTAGAAACTGTTAAAATATTTCCATTAATTGAACCTGTAAATTTTGCTGCAACCGCAGCAGAGTTCATAATTTCAGAGCCTTCAGACTGTGAAATATTAATCGTATATGTACCAACTCCGCCTGTTGTTCCACTTGTTTGAGCAGTAATAACTGTTTCAGCAACTAACCCCACACCAAACAATGATTGATCTGGTGAAATTGTTCCACTTTTAATTTCGCTAACTGTCAACGTTGTATTTGATGGCCCAATTGATCCAATAAATACCGCAGAAGCTGGATTAGAGATGCGCCATGTATAACGATATTGGCCATCAACAATGTAAACGTTTAGACCATTGTCAATAATGCCTACACGACCTGTACTGGTGTTTAATTGGCCTACCATTGTAGGAACAAAAGTAGAGTTCATGACATAAACATAAGAACCTACGACAGCAACCATGTAGTTGTTGCCTGACAAAGTTCTCATGCCACGCACTTCTTCTTTGTTTTGAAATACGATTTGTGTAGTAAGGCCAGGCGTTGGATATAGTGAAACTACACCACGTTGACCTGGTTGTTTTAGTGGATCAATCTCTGGGCGAAAGTTAATACATTCCTGCCCATCTTGATAGATAGAAGGTGCTTCATACGATGGCCCAACGAAACCAAAGTCTGCCATTTAGTGACCGCCAAATTCAAAACCTTGAGCTTGCCCATTATTAGGCATCCCTACATGATAGCCAGCAGCAGCACTTGCATCTGTCTGAAAGCGTAAATGTACCGCAATGCGACCTGATTGTTTCCAACCTGCACCAAACTGTACTAAACGTGTTTTAGACCAACGAATCTGAACAAAGCAAGCAAAAGGAAATCCAAAGCGTACAGAGAATATTGCATTTACATATTGCCAGTTTTCTTTGACTAAACGTGGCATAAAGTTCCATTTACCTTGTTCTGTAAATAGCCATGCAATAGCTGTTGTATGTACGCTTTCGCTGTCAATTAAGAAAGGCCATGAGTTAAGAAGACCATCGTACCAATGATTAAATGATTCAAATACTTTCATAATTTATCCTTAACGAAGTTCGTAAATAGTAACTGTTGCATTTGCCCACGTCATCGTATAGGTAGTTCCATTAGGCACAATAAAACTTGTATTGTAGGCATAATTGGCTGCCCCTGGATTATAGATGGCTTGACCAGAATTATGAAGGGTAATTCCACCAACAACTACGTTTAATGTTGCATAAGTAGCACTTGATGAAACCAAATAAATATAAACTTGTATAGATTTGTTAGTGCTATTTGTATAAGGTTGTCCACTTGTTCTAGTAACAGATTGCCAAGTTTGATTTACGCCAATACCAGCATTAAGATTGTTAGCAGTTCCAGAAATATTTGTACCTACTAATGTAGATGGTGTCCCAAGATTAGAAGTTCCACTTATCGTCAATGAGCTTAATGTAGACAATCCACTTGTAGATAACGTAGTAAACGCACCAGTATTAGGTGTTCCGTTACCAATTGCGCCTGGCGCAGTTAAAGTATTATTAACTAGACCACTAAATCCTGTGCCTGACACAGAGCCATTACACACAATGTTTGTTGGTGAAATTGTGGAAGATATAAAAGTTCCATTATAAACAGCACTATTTACATCATTTAACCATGAAGCGTAAATAATACTGCTGTTGTCTACAAATGTCGTACTAGCCATATATTATCCTATCTAAAGAAACCACCGCTTAAAATCCAACCAGCATCTTTTTGTCTACCACTTAACATGGCATCACTAAAACTAGCAGTTTGCATAGGTTTCATGTTGGTGCGTTTAATTGTTGCTTTAGCTTGTGATGCGTAAGCGTTAATCATCTGAATTTGTGTTGCTGATGCTTTACCATACATTGGCATCAATCGTTCGGCTAAACACCAGCGTAATGCCATAGAATAGCCTTGCGGTAAGATTACTGTGTCATTAATTGAGTCATATCGTCTAAAAATAGTAGAAGCGAACATATGAACTTCACCCTGTGCAGGATTAGGCCATAAGAACAAGTTACCAGACTCTTCATTAGGATTGAAGTATAACGCTTTAGGCCACGGGCCATTCAATGTTTTTAAACCAATCTTGTTATAGTCATCCAAAGCAATACAAGCGATTTGATAATCTAATCCGCCATTAGCAATAGGAGTGCCATTAGAATTAGTATTAATACGAACATAAGCTGAATCAATCCCTAAAGGTTTTTGATAGTAAGCAGTCAAAAGTTGATTACCAACTGCACTAGGATAATTAATGTTAAGTAGATATGTACCTTGCTCATTTACGTTACCGCCAGCACCTGTCAATGCTTGAACAATCTTTGTGCCTGATGTGATGCCAGAACCGCTTAATGTTTGTCCTGTTGCTACTGCGCCTGATGTAATGCCTGTCACAGTTAAAATGTTGCCAGAGATTGAACCTGTAAACGATGCACCTACAAAGTTTGCTGTAGATGGATTAGGGCCAATCGTATATTGAATTTGACCTGGAATAATAGGGAAGATGATTTCCGTTACATTGAAAACCATCATATCCTCATTAGACCATTGATCAATCAAATCATTAAGCATATCAAAAGCATCTTGCGCTTCATCTGGAGATGGAGTTTCACCAGAAGCCAACGCACCGATGTCTTTTAATGCCCTTGATATAATCTCAATTGGTTGTGTCATATTAATTACCAGTTTCTAGATAAAGCAGTTTGTGTCATTGCATCTAGTATTTTACGAGCCATATACTCAACACCAGATGATGGAGTTGTGTTTGCTTGTGATGGTGGTACTGTTGTCATGTAAGGTGATAAATGAATCCCATCATTGCCTGTGTAATAACGACTATTACCTGCAACAAGACCTGTGGTATGAGCAGTATCTCTAGTCCCTGTAATCCAAGCAGGAATTGCACCGCTTTCTGGTACAAAGGCCAATCTGTTGTTGTTAATAGCTGTTACAGCATTAGATATTCCAGCATCTACGGCTTGAACTGCTGCTGAATTGTTCCATTTACCTGGTTGTGCGCCAAACATAATAATATTAGCGTTAGTATTAGCAAGTAAATAACTAGCAATATTGGTTGCTGCTGTTTGAACTGCACTTGTGCTTGCATTAGCATAAACATCATTCCAACCTGCTGGAATAATAATTAAAGGTGAGTTTGCAGCATTAACTACGTTTACCAAATATTGAAGTCTTGGTAAATAAGTAAGCGGTATTCCAGTTGAAGACAAATCTGCAACATACCCAGTTCCGCTAACACCTTGTGGAATAGCATTAATTCCACCAATGAAACTTAATGCGCCACATAAAGCCAATCCACCAACTGTTTGTGGGGATGTTGTTCCAGATGTATAAGAGTCACCATAAACAACAACTGGCACACGAACATCAGTCAATGGTGCAATTGTATCGTCACCATCAATTGTAATGCCTTTAATCGTTAAAGATTGTTCAAATCCTACTGCAATATCATATGTACCACGAGTTGCAAACGCTACTTGTAAGTTTGCTGACGGATTGGATGCCGAACCAGGTACAACAGCAATGCCATTAATATAAATTGGCGTGTAATTTGAACTTAATCCAAAATTGTTAATATTTACTTGTAGTGATGAACAAGTAACTCTTGCAAACAATAACTGACTACCAATTTCATTTTGACCAAATGACATTCCACCAAATCCAGATCCTGATGAACTTGTTGGATATGAAGTGGCAATATATCCACTTGCATTTGTTACTATTAATGAAGTGTCTTTATATGGAACACTACAAATGTGAAACCTGTCATATCCACCTGCATCAAAATACCCATAACTAACAGGATTTGAATATGCAGCAGCATCTACAGTAACTGCTGAAACTAAAGGCTGTGTAGTAGATGCTGGAAAGTCAAAAGGGTTTTTACCTTTTGCATTTAATTGTGATTGAACTAATTTTGAATATAAAGAGGAAAAGTTTGTATATCCACCTTTATTATTTGTTATTGATGTTGGATTCCCATTGGCATCAATTGATAACAATGCTGGATTAAAAGTTTTGCCAGCAGGGCCAACCAAATTAATGTTGTTGCCATTCTGATCAAAAGTTCCCTGTACTGGAACAATGTTTGTTGAATTGGTGTTTGCTACATTATTAAACGTTGACATTTTAAAACCTTTAATTAAACATCATAAAGAAATTACTATTAGCGGTTGCAGTTGCAACATTGTATGTAAATATAATAATACCATTACCGCCTGTACCACCGACTGTTGTTGCTGTTCCTGCTGCACCAGCACCACCACCATAATTAGGAGCTATTGCTGCTGCTGCTGAAGTTGCTGCTTGCCCACCATTACCACCGCCTGGGCCTGCTGTAGCACTATCAGATGTTTGTGTCCAAACAATACTTGTAGCACCAGATGCGCCTGGGCCAAATGTAGCTCCAGTTCCATATCCACCACCACCACCAGCTCCAGTATTTGCAGTTCCAGCTACAGCAGTTGTAAGAGATGTTGCTCCAACACCACCACCTGTACCACCAACTCCATTACCACCAAGACCGCCACCTACTGCGTTTATTCCATTAGAACCTGCGCTACCGCCATTTGCACCACCGCCACCGCCTTGACCTGATGTGCTTACTGTGCCTGCTGATCCATTACCGCCATTTGCTCCATTGCCACTTGGGCCAGCAGCTCCACCGCCACCACCTTTAGTGCTTGATGATCCAGCTCCACCATTACCACCAGTAAATCCTGTTAATCCTGTTCCACTACCTGCGCCATCATATCCGCCACCAAGTCCACCTGTATTTGTAGACCCAACACCACCGCCACGAGCAACAATATTAACTGATGCAATTGGACTAATAGTTCCAGTACCAAACGCTGTATCTCCACCAATACCTGTAAGAATACCGCCTGCACCAACTTGAACAGGTATTACTGCACCAGGGGTTAATGTGTCTGTAAGTATTTTTGTTACTTTTGCATACCCACCACCACCAGATCCACCTGCAGATGCAGATTTAGATGCGCCACCACCACCACCAATAGCTTCAATTGATACTAAAGAACCAAAATCACTAGGAATAGTAAAAGTAGTAGCTGGAACTGTAATAAATACAACTTTAACTGCCATTTTATGCCACCGCTACGCAACGCCATGCGCTTGTAAACGCATTATAAACAAAACCAATATCAAGCCTTGCAGTTGTTACTGTTGTCGTTGGCAAAGCGATTGTAGAAGCCTCAAACGCACTTCCCCATGTTAAAGAGATAGCACCTGTTGCATTACCATTACCAACTATACCTGTTACTGCAATCCATAGTCTTTGGCCATCAATCGGATTTCCAGTCAAATTTGTAGTAAATGATGTAATTGCTGATGTTTGGTTAGTAATGTTTACAAAATTGTAATTGTTAGTATTAATTGCAGGAGTTGCAGAGTTGTTAGCAAGCTCTAATGCCCTAGTGGTAGGTAAAAAAGTAGTACCGCCTGGGCCAATTAAATTAATAAAATTACCAAACGTATCAAATGTTGCTTGAACAGGAACTAAATTTGTCGTTACTGTATTAGCGATTAAATTAGACATATTTAATCCTTAACTTTGATCTGCTGCTGGAGTTACATAAAGAGTAGTTGTTGAGCCTGATGGACACACAGCAGTCATATAAAATGGTGATGTAGGTGTGGCAAGGACAATAGGCACTTCCATCAATGGTGGCAATACAAAACCTTCTTGTGCTGTACCATCCGCAGCCCAAACCGCAGTAGGGCATGGCGAATAATTAGTAAATCGCACTAAACAAGCACCTGACCCTACATTTAAAAATGAAGCAAAGTTTACTTGGTCATTAGTTGTATCATCAATTTTTGTTGAAGCGTATGAAGTGGAAGTAACTGAAAAACCATACGTTTTGCCTGCTGTACGAATTACTGAAGTATTAGCCATGATTTAATCCTTATACTGCCGTTACAGGCAATGGGCCTTCTGAACGAACGATTTGAAATACATAAACACCAGAATATGGAGTTACTGAACCAGAAGTTGTGTTAGCGAATTGAAATGACAACACGCCATTAGTGTAACAATCACATTCGGCAGTAATAATGCCAGCAACTTGTGCGCCTTGTGCGCCAATAGCCAAAATAATGTCTGTTGTTAATAAGCCTGGAATGTTAAATGTTTGAACTGCTGTAGTGTAAGAAGCAACTGAAGCTGGTGTTAGTGATGGGCCAATGTAAAATGTTTCGTGAGAGTTACCACGAGTGATTGTAGTAGATGACATGATGATTTCCTTTGCAAAGAATTTCTATAATTATAGTCTTAAATAGAAAAAAAGCTACCCTAAAAAGAATAGCTTTTCGTCTTTATTTACATATTACTTACTAGCTGAAGTCATAGCCATAAACATAAACATCAGCAGTTGCAGCAGCACCTTGCGCTGTTGCTACGTTGAAGTATAAGTTTTGACCTTGCTGTGTTGCTGTAGAAGCTACTGTACGTTCTGAAACAATTGTAGGGCCTGTACAAGCAGACAATGCAGCGTTAGCAACAATACCTGTACCAGCAGCAGATGGTGCTGTGAACAAACCAGCAGCAGCAGATGACAAGCTGATAGAAGCGTTAGTAACAACTACAAATTTTACAGAGTAAATTGTTGAATCAATAATAGGCAATACTGTATCGCCTACTGCGTTTACGTTTACACCTTGAGCATAACCCAACAGACGAATAACTTGGTTAGAGCTTAAATTCTGTGGGTGGTTCGTGGTGGTACTTGCTGGGCCTGGATTAGCCATAATAATTTCCTTTTCTGTTATCAAATAGGGGAGAACTTAATCTCCCCATTGCTATTAAGCAGCTACACGGCAAGCTAACTCTGGGTAGAGTGGTGCCCAACCATATAACACATCCAAACGAGTAGGAATTGAGTCATTGTTAATCGTGTATTGACGAACAACACGCATTGACAAACCAATTTCCTTATCTGAAGCACGACCAGCAAAGTGAACGCCATCTGGCAACTCAAGATCGGCTACTGCTAGAGTAAACGCATTGCGGTGCATGATGATGTTTTGTGGTGATACAACACCTGTGTTATTGAATGGTGTAACAGCTTGTGAACCAGTTGATGTTACTGATACGTTTTGGAATTGACCAGCAGTAATAACAGCAGGTGAAACGTTTACAGTAGCTGAACCAGATGAAGCGATAGTTACAGCAGAGTTAACTACAAAGTTACGCAATTTGTTAGAGCCGTATGCTTGGCGGTTTTGTGGGTTGACTGCATAAACACCAGCAATAGTAATAACATCGCCTTGATTCAATGAAGCTGAAGCAGCAGATGTTGCAGCGATTGTGATGTTAGAGCTTTGTGCCCAACCTGATGTCAAGAAGCCAGTTGCTGTAGTTACGTTACATGACAATACTGCTGAAGAGTAAGAACCAAATTGATGTGAAACAACGTTTTGATCCATTTTCCAGTTCATACCGCCAGAGTCACGACCCATCAAGCCTTTACGATATTGTTCGCCAATTGCTTCTTGTGGTACGAACAAACCTTTCAAGCTGTCAACGATAGTAGCTGATGTAAATGGCTCAACTGTACATGAACGACGGCCATCGCGTGGTGCGCCTTCAGCATCAAGATAAGCACCAGCAGTTAGATATGTGATCAAACCTGTTGGTGGTGTACCTGCTGTACCTACGATGTTAGCAGTAGCGTTTTTAGCTAATACTAAACCATCACGGTCAATCTTGTTGGCAATAGCAGCAACGGCTGGTTTCAATACACGATCAGAGAACATATCTAAAGATAGAGCCAAGTCTTGTGTAGTGAATTGTGTGTCAACGTGGAACTGTGTTGACAATGTTACTGGTACTGATGTTTCGTTAAAGTCTTCAACGTTCAATGCTGGGCCAGTAGTACCGATGAAACGACCTGGTCTACGAACGTTTACTGTGTTACCAATTTTACCGCCAACTACAGCGAATTGGTCATCGTAGTTACGATCTACTTCTGATGTAAATGTTAATTCGTTTTCCAAGACCATTAACGCTTCGTTAGTGATCTTGCTAATGGTAAGTAAGTTATTAGCCATGATATTTCCTTAAAATAAAAAATTTATATCCAGCTACCTTAATTTTCCTGTTTTGCGAGATTCTTTCCATTGTTGATACGTTCCATGAAACTCACCATTGGTGTCCACGCCCACATCAACAACGCCAGATGATCCCTTGATAGGATTAATAGGTGCTGGTGCTTTACTGCGAGCTACAGAAGGTTTAAATTCAGCGACAGGAGCTTCTTTACGCTCAAACTGTGCTTCCAACTTACCAATTTGTCGGAGTGCGCTAATCATAGAGCCTGCATTAAGTTTTTCAGCAATTTCTGGGTTTTCTGCCAAGTGATATAAGATTCTTGGCCCAACATCTGACTCCAGGATAGCATCACGAACGGCATCACTTACCTGCACATCCGAGCTGGCCACCATGTCTTCATAATCTGGCAACTCTGTCTTTGCTGCATCCAAACGTGATTGCCATTCAGTAAGCATCTTTTGACGTTCCTGGTTGGCCTTACGTTCAGCTTCTTGCTTATCTCTATTAAGCAGAGCTTGTTCTGCTGACCATTCTGACAGAGCTTCTGCATATTCAAAAGCATCTGTAAATTGGTGTGGCTGTGGCTTCTCATATGCACTTGATTGAACAGGTGCTGGATTGGCCCTTTGCTCTAACTCTTTTAGCCTGCTTTCTAATGACTCACGTTGCTCACGTTCACGTTGCGCTTCTTTACGAGCATCTTCACGTTGCTTGGTAAGTTCACTAAATCGTTTCTCTAACTTTGGGTTTGGTTTCTTTTCTTCTGTTGCTTTAATTTCTTCAGATTCTTGTCCACTCTGTTCTTCCGCTTCCTCAATCGGCTCTGATTCTGGAGTTTCCTCTACAGTTTCAGCCTCAACTGGTGCTTCATCAGCTAGACCTAATCTATTACTATAAAACTCTTCTGAATTTTCAGAAGTTAATACGTTTGCTGCTTGTTGCTCTGACATGGATTTCCCCAAGATTTTTACCCAATGAACCCATTGGTAGGTTTACTGCTTTATAGCACAATAGTTTAAATTTATCAACCAATCTAAACTAATAGTTTAGTTTTATGACTGATTGCCTGGTTTAACTGCTTGTTTGTTGTCCAACTCATACCATTCTGGTTTGTTATAATTTTCATCTTGTTCATGATGATGATGATTATGAAATTGTTCCAAATATGCTTCTTTGTCTAAACCTGTATCTTCCATCTTAATCTCCTAATTTTTGACCATCGTTGTCAACGTTAATTTGACCACGTTTTTGTTTAGCAATACTTACAATCTTGTTTTGAGCAATTGGATTGCCATTTTCATCTCTAGCTTGTTTAGTACCATCTTTTTTGTATTGTGGATCGTAATGAACAAAAAATCCGTTTGAATCTTTAGCTGCTGTTCTATCTTTATGAGTTGCAGCTTTTCTAGTTAACCCAACAATAACGCCTTTAGAGCCTTTAGGCTGTGTGTCTAATGGCCTAAAATCATGAGTATCGCCACTAACAACATTATAATGTGTATTTGTTTCTTCATCATGAACATGAGATGGCAACTCTTTCCCATGACTAAAAGCCATTGCAACGTTATGGCCCTGATCTAATTTGTTTCGCATTGAATGCCAGTTTTGATGTTCATTTTCAATGTGTTCTTCAACGTTATTTTTACCTGCTGGTTGTGTAACACCAGTTGAAGAGTAAGTTAAATGATGATTGGGAGCAATTGGCTTGGTGTTATTTTTAGTGTAGTCATAAAAAGTCACATCTGGGTGTGCTTTCATTAATGACTCAAAAACTTTAGGATGAATGTCGCTTAATGTGTTTAATCTTATACCAAGATGATTTCCGTTTACATCGGCCATTGTTTTAGCAGCCTGGATCTCATCATGTAAACGTACAGCAAACTCTTTAGGATTACGCAATAATGCTTGTGTTTTATTGTAACCATTTAATCGTGTGCCCTTTATAGCATCTAAATCTTTACCTCCACCGCCAAAAAAATAACCACCAGATGTTTTACCTAAACATTCTTTTTTGCATGATTTTGAATTTGGACAAGTATTAAATTTACCTTCTTCATGAGCTGGAGATAATGATAAACCAGTAGTTTCTATTCCACTACCATCTTCCAAAGTAATGGCATTTTCTCCACCCTTTTCAGCTTTTAATAACTTTTTATTTTTACCTAACAAATCAATAGGGTTACCAGATTTGTTTCTTCCAACGTGTTGACCAACAACTTCCCTGGCGTTTCTAGAGTTTGCTACTCTTTCGCCACGAGGCAATGATGTGTGATGTGCAATAGCTTCATCAAACGCTGTTTTAAGTGTATTAATATTAGGCTGTGCGTTAGATTTCTCTAATTGGCCACGTTTAATCATTTCATCACGATCATGTAAACTTTTGTTTTCGCTTGTAACTACTTTAATCGCCATTATATGGCCCTTTCTTCAGTTTCTTGTGCAGCTCCACGCCTAGCAGCAGCATCAATTTGTGCTAATAATAACGCAAACTGCCCTTTAATATGTTCAATTTCTTTTTGAGTTTCAGTTTTGATAATTGTATCATGCGCCTGGGTGTGTGTGCGTAGTTCTGTATCATGCCTACGTTCAGCATCACGCAACTCAATGTCATGTGCTTTAGCAGTAACTTCCATAAGTTTACGCTTGTCTGCGTGTTGCTCTTTAACTTCTTGCGTGTCTGTACGATCTTTAATAATAACTTGCAGTTGCTGGATAGTTTGTTGTGCTTGTTGCAACTGTGCAGCTTGTTGTTTAAGTTGCATCTGAATTTGTGGCGGGATTTTAGATTTATCGTCAATCTGGGCCAATGGATTGTTTACAGCCAATCGGTCTGCAATAGTTTCAGCACCAGGGAAGTCCATGTTACGGAACACCAAGTCACCAATCTGTGGCATCAAACTAGGATCGGCAGCAATAACAGCCATCATAGAATCTACAGCTTCTGAACGTTTACTGTTGTAGCCTGGGCCAGTTTCCATCACGACATCATACTCACCAATAGTTACATCGTTTAATACTCTGTTCACGCCCTCTTCATCTGGGCCATAACGATTGATTGTCAATAGCTCTGGTTTGCCATCGTCACCAATAATGCGTAACACACGTTCTCTGTCGTAAATCTTTGGAATTAAGTCTAATATCACACGACCACATTGACGGATTGAACGAGTCAAGTTGTCATAGTAATGGAAGTTGGTCATGTCAATTTGTTGTTGCTGACCTTGCAATGCTTTACCAGAGATGTTGCCTGTAGGTAGCTGACTAGGATCAAATATACCTACTACTTGTTGTAAGTCTGATGTAATGCCAGCAGCAGCAGCCATAATGCCTGTTGGTGGCGGTTCTGGTTGTAATCGTGTTGGAGCTGGAGCTGGTCTGCCATCAATGTCTGTTTGTTTATAGCGCAGAACTGGCATTGACTTAATGTTAGCCATAGCCCATTCATTCTCGTGGCCTTCATCCTGCCCTTCTGCAAGCAACCATTTAGCTTTTGGTGCTAGTGCAACTGACTCTGTGATAGAAGTTGTCCAGAAGTTATACATACGTTGTGGGTCTTTAGCCATACGCACCAGGCCAAACTTCTTACGCTTGTTCTCAACTGTTAGCATCTGACCATACACAGGAATAATCGGGATATACTTACCAGCCCATGTTGACTCTTCTAATATCTCAATGCCTGTCAACTTAACCCACTTCACAACTTTACGAACTGATGGCCGTTTGTCAGCAATAGTAATGCCCTGCTCTTCCATTGCCAGTTTAATTTCGTCTGTAATTTCATCCTGATACGCTGTAGTGCCATCAGACAACATGACAAGTGTTGCAGCTTCACGTTCTACATAAAAGTATTCAGCGATGCGGATGTCTTCTTTCATCACCCATTCTGCGTTAGTGTCACCTGTACCACGTTGAATAAATCCTGTGCCATCATCAGCGTTTGGATATTGCTTACGGAACGCTTCTTTGCTCATTACTGTCGTGATTAAGACTTTCTCCGCATCAGAGCCATCAGGCATCGTTGAATTAGGGTCAAAATAAACTGTAAACGGATTATCAACGGGCTTAATATAAATCTCTTGGTCAAACGAGTCATTTTTACAATAGTCAGTAGTGATGCGGAAATAACCCCAACCCATACGAACAGCAAAATCAAAAGCGGTATCATAAGCAGCATCGGCATCAGATTGCACCTCAATGTGTCTAAATATTCCAGAGATAACATCAGCCATGTGAGCATCGGCCTCTGTGTTCATGCCATGCGCTTTCATGCGTGGGCGTTGTTGGCGTTGTTGATTGGCTATCTGTCTACAGTAAGCATCAACTTTATTGATGGTAAGACATGGCCTAGCTTCTAATGTGCGTGAGTTTTGAATCTCTACAGGCCATTGATCACCAGCAGCAAACTTTAAATCTTCTAGGGCCTCGCTACGATTGTTTGAGTCAGCATCATTAGCAAACTTGAGGAACTGTTTAGCATCCTCTATACGTTTATCGTAGTCATTAGATATTGTTGTCTTTTTAGCCATTGTTAGCCCATCCAGCTTGCGCCATAATTGTTTTGTGGTCTTGGTTTCTTACGTTCTTTAGTATCTTGTATCATCAGCCCAATGTAACGAAAAGCATCCGCACCATGAGAATAAATGTCATGTAGTGGAGTACGGGAGAACATTTTAGTGTCTGGGTCAACATCATAACGATAATGACGCAGACATTGTAATCCTTCCTCGCAATTTGTTCTGTCAAAGTAACAGCTAGTAAAGATTGTTCTTGCAGCGTTAATAGAATCTGCAACAGGAACTCTCGGCAATACATTAGTCTTATAACCAGCATTGCGTACAATCTCTTCAATACTTCTGCCATTAGACCCAATCGTTTTACTTTCGGCATCATGTGGTAGATGTAGTGTATCATAAATATAGCCTAATTTTTGCATTTCCGCTAGATAGTGTGTGATCGTCTTTTGACTATCCTGCATATAGTTAATGAGCCTTGTTTCCATGCCTATGAACTGCACGAACCATATCGCAGTCATGTCAGCCCAACCCAAGTCAAACACAGCGTGTACAGGCTTTGTTGCATCATACGGCACGTTAGTGATACGACCTGTGCCTTCAGCAGCTTGCATCTCTTTAGCAAAGATAGCACCATCCACAGTCATTCGGCATACACCTTCCCAGACTGTGTTATATGCTTCTATATCTCTGGCCTTTAGCGCATCTTTTTCTTGTCGTAGCGTTTCGGGGAACCAGGGATTGTCTGACCAGTTAATCTTTTGTACAACTGCGTTCTCTGGTGGATAAGCTACAAAGCGTTGGTAAGTATCATCACCTTCTAGCTCTGGGTTAAATGATACCCATATCTCTGACTTTTCTTTACGGATGGTTGGAATTAAGATATTCCATGATCGTGAGCTAACAGTCTGGGCCTCTTCTACCCAACAGATGTCAACACCCTCAAATGACTTTACGTTGGCAGTATTGTTCTTTAGGCCAACAAAGCTAAACTCTGTGCCGTTCTTCCCTCTGATACTGGCCTGTGTAATCTCATAAAATGATATAAGGCCCAACTCTATAATCTGATCGCACAATAGCTTGTGAACAGAATCTTTCATAGATGTCATAAACTCTCGGGCGCATAATACACGCAATGCATTTTTTGCACCTTTAATCAATAATGCTCTAGCGATGCCCCATGACTTTGCACCACCACGACCACCATATAGTATGCGGTATCTACACTCTACAGGATCAAACAACACATTTAGTTTATCTGGAAAGTCTGCCCAAACTTTGGATGGGTCTTGCTCAAACATTCGTTTCTTTTGGCTTTACAAAGTTTACAGAAATAGATGTGACAAGTGGCTCACCATCTGCGCCAGTAATCTCTTGAAACTGTATTGCTTTACCATCCACACGATCCATCAGCTCTTTAACGGCCCACGGCTCTCTAGCTATTGCAGCTTCAATCAATCCTTCAGCAATGTCAGTCAGCTTCTGTGGATTTTGTGTCAATACTTTACGCAAAGCATCATAAAACAACTTTCCTTTAGCTGCGTTCTTATTGCCCTTCATACTCTCGGCAATTTTTTCGTTCCTGTCTAATTCAGTTGACATCTGATTGATTTTTAAGCAGTTGTTATTTCTACAGGTGTAACTTCTTGGGCCACTTCTTCAGTAGGCTGATTGATTTGTGCAAGTGCTTGATCACGAATCTTACAGATAGCAGGGGACACTTCAATAAATGCGCCAGCAGCTAAATGCTTTAACACTAGCTCTACATCAGCAACTTCTAGTTCTAGCTTAATGCTCATTATTCATCCTTTTTATTTTGTGGTGGCTTATCTTTATATTTTAATATGACATCTAAATTCTTTTCAAGCCATCCAAGCCTTACATTACATTGTTGGCAAAGAACGCCTCTGTAAGTTCCTGCTATTTTATGATCAATACACATTTTGTTTGCATTAATCCCACATATTTCACATGGTGTTTTTCGCAATTCTTTTGCTTTTTCTAATGTAAGACCATATTTCTTTTTTGCATCATAACGTGATTGTACAAGTTTCTTTTGCGGACTCAATGTGCCATTATTAGCAAATTTACTCATTTATTGCCTTTTTTCTTACTTTCACGTTTTTCTGCGTAAGCTATAGCAACGCTTTGCTTTGGTGGCTTGCCTGCTTTAATTTCTGTCTTAATGTTTTCTTCAAACGCTTTTTTGCTTTTACCTGGTTTCAATGGCATACAAATATTCCCTTTTCGTCTATGCTGTCGTTAATAAAATCTGCTGCCTCATGCAATGTATTGACTAGGATCGTTTCGTCTTCAATAAATGATGTTAGTTCAATGTATCCATCATAATCTACTGTAGCGATAGCAAGCGTGAAAGAATCTTCATCCTTTTCCGCTTCATATGACATCACTATTTTAATTAGCTGTGTCATCTTGTACGAAAACTACATCCTGCCATGACATGACTAAATGTCTTTCGTTATTAATAAAACACTCTTGATATTTTAAATATTCTTCTTTTGAATCTCTACCCATTGTGCCAAAGCGTACGAACTGACCCACCTTTACTGGCATATCTTCACGTTTAGAGTTGTCAATTTTTCTGCCTGGTCCAACTGCAATGACAGTCCCCATGTTATCGGCCTCTTCCATTATGACTTCAATGATAGAGCTTTTAACACGAGGAATAGGCTTAACTAATATCTTATCGCCTAATGGTTTAATCATTTATGCGTACTTTGCCACTTCTAAAACTAGAGCATCTGCTTTTGATTTGATAGCGTCTACATCAGCATCTACCCAATCAGTAAATGTTGCTTCTGCTGCTGCTAAAGATGATTCTAGATTAGCCACTTGTGCGTTAGCAATGTCTAATTTAGCTTGAATTATTTGTTTTAATGTTGTCATGATATATCCTTAAATTGATTTTTTGGGTCTGCCTGGTTTTCTTACTGGTGGTTCATCTATCTGAATTGCATCATAGATGTTTTTAATTTCGTCATTAGCGTAAATTAAATCATCAACTGAAATAGGGAAAAGTGTGTATTCGCCACACCAGTCATTGTCGTGCTTATTGATAGCTTGAGGGAATCTATGACATTCACCTAAAATGCCACCAGAAATAAAGAATTTACAACTTGCACAATTTTGTTTAGTATTCATATCAGTCATTCAATGTTCTCCCCATTGTGTGATTAGAACCCTAGCTGGCCTCTCCACCAGACTAGGGTTTGTTTTTTATTTGTCTTGATCGTGAGCAACACGCTTGTGATCGTAAACAACTTTCTCGCTTGCGCCACCTTTACATTCGCCAAGCTGACCATCAAACTTACCAGCATGACTTAATGGGCGTAAACCCATAGCATCGGCTTTACCCATTGCAACGCCACCAGTTAGTTTCATTTTGCGTTCGCCTGTTGTATCAGATGCGTTCACACCTTTTGGTAGCTTTTCGCCACTCATGCCTTTAGCAGGCTTTGTATCTTCCATACCCATGATATTTCCTTTTAATTTGCAAATTAATATAAATTATAAATCACAATCTATAGCTTGTGAGATTTTATTTTAGCAGAATATTCTTTCTTTAGTTCAATAATTTGATCAACTGTCAAATGTAATGCTGGGTGTGGCCCTTCAATCCATAATACCTGCTGCAACCCTATTTTATTGATTAATGATTGACGATATTTAATAATATTGCCAGACAAGAATGAGTTGCAATGCTCACATTGTGCGTGAACATTTAATTCATTAAATCGCATCTCTGGACAAGCACCAACTGATCTGTAATGACCTGCGTTTATTTTTTTGTGCATTGGTTTTTGACAACTGATACATGGCTCACCTTCATCTCTTAATCTAATCCAACGATTAAATATAATTTGAGCTTCTCGCAACCAATCCCCTTTTGTCTTGAGCTTTTCTTTAATTGCTTTGTATTCTTTACGTTGTTTAGCTTCACGTTGTTGAGTAGCCATTGCAACAGCACAAGCAAAACCACACACGACCTGCGTGGTGTTAATTGGTTCAAATGTTTCTTTGCATATTCTGCAACGTTTATGCTTGATTTTCTTGAGCATTAATTTTTTCCAGTTCCATGATATACATTTTAGCTTCTACAGATGATCTAAACGTTAATAGATTATGTGATCTGTGTGAATCGGTTTTTTTATTATAACCAGTCAATCTAAATACCTGGTACAAATAATCATCTGCTGGGCCAGACTTTGCAATTGAATATTTACCACAATCGCTAATTAATGCGTATTCGCCCCATTTTTTAAATTTAAGCATCTTTTAATTCTTCAATAAAGTTCATGTATGGAATACGAATGTGTTTGTTAAAAAACTCTGCTGCTGGAACGTTAGTGTTAAGTTCTTTACGAGTTTCAATATTACAAATAGCTTTGATAGCATCAGATGCTGCTTCTTCAGAATCAATGTCTTCACCAAAATTATCTTCTAGCCATTCCCAAAACATTGTTTCTTTACACCAACGAACCGCTAATAGTCCCAGGCCGTTCATTCTGTTTTCTTGGCTGACAATGTTAGTTCGCATTTGTCTTGCAGATGCTTCTTGTGTCATACGCACTATTGCAATGGCTGTATCAATAGGAAAATTTGTGAGAAACACATCTTTAAACTGCATATCTATATCAACTGTGACACGAATTGTGCCATCCGCCATCTCTTTCATCTGTCTTCTAGTGCCTGTGATTGCATCCATTATGCGATCCTTTTTAAATTAAGTTTAGATAATACTTCTTGCAACTTACGATGATTCTCTTCTTTTTGTTCTTGTGTAAACTTTTTTCCAATAGCTACAAAGTCTTTATGTGATTCTGCGGATGATTTACATTGCGCCTTAAATTGATCACATGATGGGGCATATTCGTAATTATGTTCTAGGGCCACTTTAATTCTATCCCCAGATATTCCAGCTAACTCTTCGGCCCAAACCTGTTTAGCATTAGCTATACCAATGTCCATACCATCTATAATCTGACCCAATTTAAACTTGTCTGTAAAATTATTACCAAAACGGCCATGTAAACGCATAAATATACGATCAATCCATTCATCTGGAAGTTTATTCTTCATATTTCACCTCTATCTCTTTGTTTTCAAAATAAGAAATACCACTAGAGTTTTTAAATATTGATTGAGCTGCTGCCATTGTGTCGTGTTTATAAGGTTTTGCTTTATTAATGGTTGCGCTTTTAATATTTAACTCACTCGCATTTTTCAATTGTGTTTCTATAACCTTTAACAAGTATGCAAACTTTTTTACATTACAAACTTTAGCTGCATCAACAAAGTTATCTACAGTAGCACCAGCCTCAATTAATTTTAATAAAGTAGGATGTGACGGACTGACATCAATAATCCCATTTTTTTTAATGGCCAAACAAACTTCTCCAGGAGAAGGTTTTTTCTTATCTGTTCTAATCTCTTCTATTCTATTCTCTTCTTGCATGATGCCGTCATGACGATGACATGACGATGATTGTCCAATACTGTCTATTGCCGTATCAGGATGTATCTTGTAATTAGTTTTTATATCTTGAATTAAGCTACGCATCTTGGGGTTACTGGTTGCGCTGGTCATTAATCTACGAGCAACCTTTAAACAAGTAATCCCACCATCTGTGTTTTCAAATAAACCAACATCCACAAATCGTTTCATCATCTCTTCAACTTTTTGAACTGTTGATCCTGTATTACGAGCAATTACCCGTGCATCATGTTTTAACTCAAACGTAATGTTATCGGCTGATACTTTGCCAACAATTAACTCTATACAATACCAATACAACCCATAACCTTCTAAACCATAATCCAATAACACTTCTTGCAGCTTTTCATCTAAATTAGCGTTTGCATCATGTTTAAACCATTCCATATTACTCACCAACATTCATAAAAAAATTATAAAGTGCATCAATTATGTATGGCCTAACCTTATCTCCTTGACCCAATTCAATTTTTTTAATTGTTGGATGACTAATTCCAGTAGCTATACATAACATCTTTATGTTAAACAATCCGCTAGTTAGCTTTTGCTCAACATATTTAATCTTTGTTTCCATTTAAATCTCCTTTAGTTGTTGACTAACTATAACATCTAAATTAATATTGATGCAAGTATTTTGTTTCAAGCAAATTATTTTTAATTTATTTGAATAAAAGTATTGCATTTGTTTTTTATGTCTGTAGAATAGGAACTGTAGTAACTAATTAACTTGATTGGAGAGTCAAAATGATTAACAACTTAAACGCAGTATTAAATCTAATTAACGGCATGACTCATGATGAGTTAGCTGCTTACCTTCGTATGGATGAAGTTGAAGAAGCAAAAGACCTTAAACCATTTATATCAGTTAAACGTGATTACAACCAAGAATCATTAAAAGCTGAATACGATGCACAAATTAAACTTGAATCAATGATGGGAGATATTTAAATGATTGATAATCTTATTATTTTAACGTTGGGTGGCATTATTGTTTGCGCCATCTTTATTATTGGCGAAGTTTTAGCAAAATACTTTGATTGGAAATAACATGACATACGACATTTATATGGTAGACGAAGCTCGCCAAAACGAAATTGAAGATTTGGCTAATGAAGGTGATTGTGTATGGGATTTGTTGGAAATGGAATATGTAGATGCAGCTCAAGCTAGAGCAACATTAAGAGCAATGTTTAAAGCATATTGCACTAGGATGCACAATACAAAATCTAATATATGCAATCAAGCTGACCATGACTTAATGATATTCACTAGATCATTAATGCAGTCTATGTATGAAGCTGCTAATGATATTGTTGATGGGAGAAACGAATGAGCCAAGCAATGTTTCAAGCACAAGTGATGGATCAATTAAAACAGCAAGATGAAAAAGAAGTTTATGTTGGATGTGTTTATTGTGGAGAACCAAAGGGTGACAGTTTAAGCTGTTGTGACGAAAATCATTTTGAGGAGATGAAGTATGAGTAATTTTCAAAAGTTAAGAGATATAAATGTCAATAGCAAGATTGAGAAAAAAAACAATCTTTCTTACTTGTCATGGGCGTGGGCTGTAGATCAGTTATTAATGCAAGATCCATCAGCATCATGGGAATATATGTTGTTTAATGTTAAAGATGCTAATGGTAACGACAACACAGTTCCATATTCATCAATTAGCGGTACAGCAATGATATTTTGCACAGTCACAGCGTTTGGGAAAAAGCTCACAGCGCAATTACCTGTGATGGATTACAGAAACAAAGCTATCGTTAATCCAGATGCTTACGCAGTTAATACAGCAATGCAAAGATGTTTAGTAAAAGGTATCGCATTGCATGGTTTAGGCTTATACATTTATGCTGGTGAAGATTTGCCAGAGGAAGATAAAGTGCAAACACCTAAAGCTAGTGTAATTAAAGCAACCGATGGAGCTGGTGAAACATTGTCAGAAGAAGACAAACAGTTTATTCGTGATTTGGCCATAGAAGCTATTGCAGCTCATGCTGATGGTGATATTGCAGAAGCACATCAGATTTACACAGGTTTAAATAGTGAAGAACGAGTATTTATGTGGACATTGCTAGATAGCAAAGTTCGTAGATCAATTAAAGATTACGCAGGAGCAAAATAATGAACGTATTTAACGCAGTAGGTCGTGTAGGTAAAGATGCAGAAGTAAGATTTACGCCAGCAGGTGATGCAATTGCTGGATGGTCATTAGCAGTTACGCATGGGTATGGTAAAAGTGAAGGGACTACCTGGTTAAATTGCAGCTTGTTTGGTAAACGTGGTGAAGCACTTGCACAATACATTACTAAAGGCTCACAGGTAGCGATTACAGGCGAGATTTTATTAAATACATACAAAGGTAAGGATGGCACAGAAAAATCAAGCCTAGAGTGCCGTGTAAATAACGTAACGCTATTAGGTAGCAAGACTGAAGCTAAACCAACATTAAAGTTAGTAGAGAATGATAGGGATTTGTCAGATTTAGAAAGTGATGTCCCTTTTTAAGATCAATGGGGGAAAGTGGCCTGTTATTTTTGAGAAGTCAAAAGACAATATATTGTGATTATTATATTAACCTCACGAGTACCCCACCATTTTAGGAAAATGTAATGGCTGATTTATACAAGACTTATGTAGAAACAGATTTGTTACGAGAACAAGTTATTAACTTAATTAAATCTCAAGAAATGAGTGTGCCAGGGGCGTGTAAACTTTTGGAATGGAACCCTATTAAGATGGGATGGATATTCAATCGTTTAGTAGTATCTGGTCATTTAATTAAGATTCAAGAAAAACGTATGTGTCCGATTATGAAAAAGAAATATTTTATTGTAAAGGCCACAGGATTATCTTTTAAACCAAAATCTGTAGATGATGTGTTTAATTATCTATCTGTGAAAAGTTTAAAGTCTAAAAGAAAAAATAAAAATGAAACACCAAAATCAGAAATTATTAATCATCCTAATGGTCGTGTAATTAGAATGTTAGATAGAAAAGCAGCAGATTTTGCTTATCAGTCAAAGAAACAAAAAACAGTATTTGGCATTGGATCGTCATTTTCACTTATGGAGAATTACGCATGAAGATTGAATTTACAGCAGATGACAATGATTTATTATATGAAGTGTTAAGTAATGTATTCATTGGTCAACTAAAGAATCAACTAAAAAACAGTCGCAAAGATTTAGCAGAGTCATATACTGATGAAGATAAAGACACTAATCAAGGTGTTATTAATGCGTGTCTTGTATTGTTGGCTTATTGCACAACTCAAAAAGAATTTAATGATTTAATTGATGAGGAAGGGCTTATACCTTTAGGAGATTAAAATGGATGGCTACGAATTATTTTGGTTAATTTATTGGGGATGTGTGATTGGATTTTTTGTATTGATTTGGGCGATTGTGAATAGAAAATGACTAAAGACAAAGCATTAAAGATGGCGATTGAAGTAATGGATAATATTGAAATACCTTTCCGTCAATATGCAGATGAAGCAATTAACGCTTGCAAAGAAGCACTAGAACAACCAGCTCAAGATTATGTATTAATATGTAAAAGATGTGGTGATGATTTAGGAATTGAATATGTGCCTGATGAACAACAAGAACCTTACGCCTATGCGTATGTAAGAGAAGATGGGGTTGGTCAGCTTTGTTGGACTAAAAGGGATGCCAGCCTATTTAAAGACTTGCTGAAGGGATGGAAAGAAATTCCGCTTTATACAAAGGAAAAATAAATGGAAATTGAAGTCATTAGAGTAGAAGAATATGAGGACGGCTCTGCTGATGTAGAAGTTCACATGGACGAGAAAACTAAACTGTTTTTAATTAACCATGCGTTCATTGATATATTGAGCAAGTCTTTAGATGAGTTTGAGGAAAAGTTTATGCCAGAAATTAAATGGACTAATGAAAAAGGTGCAGAATAAGCGTAAATGTTAAAATTATCCATTGATAAAAACATTATTGATCACGCAATCTGGCTAGTAAATAACGTAAACTATGGTCAGCGTGGTAACGCAGATGGTGACAGAAAACAACAAGTGCGTGGCATGATTGGTCAATGTATGGTAATGGATGTTCTGGGACATGACCTACCGCAGATAACACATGAACATGATGGCGGTATAGACATCAATTACAATGGTCTGACAATAGATGTAAAGACAATGGGTAGGAACTGTGATCCCAGGCCAGAATATGTAAATAACTTGTTTGGCCTACAATCACACTTTGATGTGGATGCTTATATATTTTGCAGCATTAATCGTAAAGACATCACACTAACAATATGTGGATGGATTGCCAAACGTGAGTTTTTAAAGCTGGCAGAATTTACGCCAAAAGATGGATATAGAACTAGATCAGATGGTACTAGGTTTCAAACCAAAGCTGACTTGTATGAGCTGAAAAACAATATGTTGAATGATATCAACTCTATTGATGAACTAAAGACAGGATTAAATAATGAAGCTAAAAACTAAACTTGCATTGATGTTTATTACTATCCCACTATGGATGCCGATTGCACTTATGATATTGTTTGCAATAGACTTTTGGGATGCTGTAATAGATTAGATTGGCGCAGATTTGATAGTTATTACTTGTAGCGCAGAAAGCCGAAAAACTCGCTACTTACTATATCCTCTGATGTCGGCTTAACCGCCAGTAAAGATTAACGATTGCAAACGTACATTGTTACTTCAAAGCCAAAACGCATTTCTGTAGCTGCTGGTTTAGTCCACATGATTTAGTCCTCAATATATACAAAGCAAAATTGCTTGTATGTAATAATCTGCTAAATATTAAAGACAAGCTATAGAGAAAATCATTAAAAGTTTGCTACAATAGTAGATAGCGGAACGGCAACTTCATTAAAAGAGCCATCTTTAACATCGTTTAATACATACAGCCCTCTAAAATGATTATTGCCTTGCGCTCCCAAATACGCTTCATCGTGTTCATAACACGAACCACAGATAATTGCACATAATGGCTTACCTGATGCTGTCTTACCATAAGCTACTTGACGGCCTTGTTGATGGCCAGCGAACGCACTCATGTGTAGTTTGTTAAGCATTTGTTGAGCTGTACCGATTGGTCTACCCATTAACCCAGATGTGAAGTAGTGAGAGAAGGCCACACCTTCTATAGTGACAACATCAAGAAACGGATAAACTTCAAAATCCTGGTACGGAAGATCGTCAATAGAAATAAGACCATCTAGTTTTCTATCGTTGTTAATCGCTGTCAAAATTCTCTGTTCATGGTTACCCAAAGTAAGCACCATGCGTGGTTTGTATTGCTTGTCTTTATTCTTTTTGGCTTTTGCATTAAATTCATACAAAGGTGTCAGCAAAGCATCTATAGCTTCACGAGCAGCTTGCACGTCTTTCTGATATGAACGACCCTCAAAAGATTTTTTACCTACATCATAGGAGCTTAAACTCTCCATGTCCGAAAAATCGCCTATGCACACCACACAATTTGGTTTCTCTTTAAGAATAAAGTTTCCTATGGAAGTAAGAAAACTGAAATCTACGCCATCTTTAGCCTGGACATCAGGCAGAACTATAATTTTCATCGGGTAAAACCCTTTTGTAAGTAGTTACTTACGCATATTAGGCATAGGATGCGCTTCTTGTAAAGAAGTTTTTTCATGCTTTTTAAGTTCTTTTTCTAGGGCCATAACGTGTTCACGTTCTTTTTTCCATTCACGCACAATTTCGTAGTCTTTTTTTTCGTCACGAACTGAAGGGCGTTCTGCTTTGTATGTAGGTTTAACTGCCATGATATTTTCCTTTATTAAGCTAGTGTTCCACCAGCGTTGAGATAAACTGCTCTTAAATCATCCAACTTGTTTGTGTGTTGTCCATATTGCGAACCTGGAAGCGATGCCCAGATAGAACAACATTTATCTACAGCAGAATTAAAGTTGCCAGCATTTACATCAGGCAATGCGCCTTTCTCTTTAATCTGCTGCAATGCAATTCGTTCTTGTGAGTCTGGGCTGAAGTCTGGCAGATTTAAACTTTTTTTGTAAGCATCAAAGTATCTAGCCAACAATTGAAACTTACCTGCTGCCGTAGAAGCTAATGTAGGGGTTAAATGCACGAGTTTTCTAGGATGGTCAGCATAACTATCAAACAAGATGGGTTTGTGCGCTGTAGACCCCACTATCACGTTAAATCCACCATCAGAAACATCAATTAACGCATGGCCTAACTCTGATACTGCGATCATTTGTAAAAAAGCTGCTTGGTTATTGTTCAGTATCATAAATTCTTACTTGTTCTTTAGCCCAGTCTTGGGCGTTGTCTAATTGAATTGTTGTGGCCAAACATTGATCGGCTAATGAATCGTAGTCGGCACGAGATATTGTGTTGGCGGTTTTTTCGTCAGACTGTCTGGTAGGGTCGGAAACGATGGACATTTTGTTACTACTGGTTTTTGTAGTTGCGTTGAGCAGCTCGGTAGCATAATGCACACCAGGCACAAAATGAGTGGTGTAATAATCTTTCGCTGAATCAATAATGTGAATAAATTGTTCATTGGCTAGTCCTGTTTGTTTGTTTGATTTAGTTACAATTGTCGCAGTTTTATTGTCAGCAATTGCAACAGCTTGAGCATCTACTATTTTTTGTTGATCCCATTCAGCCTGGATGCTTGCTTTGCCTTCTGTATAACCTTTGTGATAGATTAAACCGATAGACAATAATAAAGATAGTCCAACAACAATTTGTTTCCAATACATTGCGAATATCATTTAGGCGTATCTTTTTTCATCATTGCAGCTCCACCACCACCAGCTAACAAGGCCCCAAATCCCAGGCCAAAAGATTGAGGGTCAAAAGCGTGATTATTAAGAACGTGTAAGAAAGAAAGCCATAAAAACGTAATAGCTCCCATACCAATAAGCACTTTGACCAAACACCATGTTTCATTATTAGGCTCTGTAAAAAGGTTTTTTAAAAAGATTTTCATTTGTCTGCTTTGTCATTTAATTTATCAAACAATTTGTTAAGCATATCTTTAATATCACGAATATCATCACGATAATCATCCTTAACAACATATTCTCTTGGTAAATCTTCACGCAGTTTAGACAAATCAGATTTTAATTCTTTGACTGCTGACCATAGTTCTCTAGCAAACCATCCTACAACAGTTAAGCATGAGCCAAAGAATAAATTAAGAAGTGATTGATTGTCCATGATTAAGTCTTCATAATGTAACAAAGTGCGTAATAAGGTGGCAAGTTAGCGTTAGTGCCACTTACCCCTGTGGTTACGTTTGCAACAGTAATGCCAGTAACTGCAGAATTGATGTTTGCAAGAGTCATATTTTGACCAGGATTTCCAGTAAATTGATTTCCACTATAAGAATTAGTCCAAAAACTACCACCTGTAGAAGATGTATGAGTATGACCAGGGTCTGTAACAGTTGCAGTATGCGTATGTGAAACAACTACAGCATTTGCACTACCGCCTGTTTGTGCTACTGAATATGTATTACCAGCACCTATAACAAAACGATCACGCAAGTCTGGTGTACCATTAGAGCCATCACACAATACCCATCCACCAGCAATTGAACTAATTTGACCAATTGAACCTGACCAAATTAAAATCATTCCAGTTGAAAATGGTGATGTAGCAGCAGCAGATGTTGCCAAGATGCCATACAGATTGTCATAAGTGGCAATTAAGTTATCGTTTTTATCAGTTAAAGTAAACTTGTAGCTATATCCTTGTGTCAACCACAGCTCACTTGGCAAGCGACCATCAGTTCCCAATATCACAGGGTTAGTGTTTTGAATTAATCCATTGACATCAGTATAAGTAGCAAGTGGTGTGCTAGAGCCTGCTTGATAAGTATTTAACTTACCAAGAGCTAAAGGCTGGCCTGTGGTGGATAGGAAGTTTATTCCATTGCCGATTGGGGAGAGAAGTACACTCATATTTATTCCTTACCTATGTCTGATAATTTAGTAATAACGTTAGAAGTGGCTGGAAACATATTTGCACCAACACCATAAACTGCTGTTTTAGTTGCTACTTTTGGAAGTGTTTTTGTAAGCAATTGTTTACGCATTGTATCGCCACTCATGCCAGCACCAAATTCATATTTAAGTCTATTACGTTCTTTTTCTGCCATTGATGCTGCTGTGGCTTCTGCATTTTTAGATAATTTATTTACAGTTGATGCAATAGGTAATTGAGTTGCTAAATCAATTGCACCAGCTACTAAATTACCTGCATTTTCACTTCCTTGTTTATTTTCTTGCTGTTGTTGTGTAAAAAATTTTCTTAATGAACTACCAGTTCCTGACGTACTTACATGATGTCCAACAGGTAAATTAAATGCGGCATCAGCTACTTCACCAAAATTCTTTAATTTCTTAATAAAATTAGTAGATTGTTGAGTAACAGCATCAATTTCAGCTTGTGTCATGTTTTTAGTAATTGAAGGTTGAAATATTAAATCCAACTTTTTATTATCTTCTAAATTTTTTAGTATTTTATTATATGTAGCTGCGCTAAAACCATTTGCAGATTTGGTAGATTCAGTTCTTATGTGATTTAATACTCCAGCTTGCATATTTTGCATTGCAACAGGGTCATCTTTAATTAAATCAATATAATTAGCTAACTCTTTATTTTTTGCTTTAATAATATATGAAGAATTAAAATTATCAGGACTTAATTTTCCATTTTTAAAATCTGCATAAGTTTCATTATATAAAGGACTATTTTCATCTTGCATTTGTTTTTCATGTCTTGCTAAAGAACGGGCTTGATCGGCCGCTGTTTTTAATTCAGCAGTTGCGCCTTCTGGTATTGGCAAGTTTTCCATTTCATCTCTAATTAAACCTAAAGCGTGTTTGCTTTTTTCTCCAATAGTCCTATCTCTTCTAATTGTTTCAATGTCGCTTCTTAATTTGTCAAATTTTGCAAAATTCATTGAAACTTTACCATTTGCATAATCTTGAACTTGCTTTAAGATTTTACCTGCATCATTTGATAAAGGTTTTCCTTCATGGTCTGTAAGCCAAAGAATTTCATTTTCAGAATTTAATCTATCAAGTGCATTTTTACCCAATACAGTTCCATCAACTGGCAAATTACCACCATTTAAGTCTGCAACTTTTTGATATGCAGAACTAATTGCTGATTTTAATGAATCAGCTTTTTTTGCAATGCTTTTAATTTGTTCTTCTGCCGTTGAAAAATGACCAGAATCTTGAACTAATGGCGATGTTTCATTAATAAAATGATTTAAATTTTCTCTTGCTTGTAAATTTTGATGATTTTGATGTTCATTAAATTTGTTTGTAGCTCTGTTTTCTCTTTCTTCAGAAACCAAACCAGCATCTTTTGTAGCTTGAGCATCAGTAAGGCTTAATGGGGCAGGTAAAGATTGATCTTTAGCATGAAGTCCAACAGCAGTTTCATTTAATACTTTTCCTGCATTAACATCTTTAACAATTTTTTCTTGTATGCTTGGTGGTGCTTCAGAAATAATTTGTTTTGTTTCATCAGATAAATTTGATTTGCCAGCAGCTTCTACTGCTTGTTTTGCCAAATCTGATGTTGCACCTGTTACTGCGCCTGTAGATACTGTTGGATTTGTTTTGCTACGCATCCAATCCCATGCTTCACCTGCTTTATTAGCACCATAACCTAATACTTTAGATGCGCCATAAGCAATTGGTGCAGTTAAAGCACCGCCAAGCATACCACCACCAACTTGTTCTGCTTTTTTAAGCCAATAATCTAAAGGGTTTTCAACGTCAGGAGTTCCTTGCATAATTCCTGCCATTCCACCACCTTTAGCACCTTGCCCCATCAATCCTAAAATTGATGAACCTGTTTGAATATCACCAACAGGCATTAAAGCAGATGGTGTAGCACCAACAATTTCACCCGATAAATTGTATCCAGGATGCTCTATACGATAAGGTTCATTTTCTTGTGCAATTTCTGTTGATTGTTTATTTAACCAATTTCTAGGTGCGTTATAACCAAATTGAGCAGGTATTTGCGAAACAAGTTGTGGAATACCAATCAAACTTTGTTCTCCACCAGTTTTTGCACCAGACACAAATGATTCAAGCCCACCTTTAGGAACAATGTTTTTTCCTATTGATGATGTAGTTTGATTATTAGTATTATCATTTATTACACTTGACCAATCAAAATCAGATGTAGGAGTTTCATTTTGTTTTGCAGTTGGCATTAAAGTAGCATGAACAGGATCGGCTTTTCCTAATGGCCTATGAATACCATATTTATTAAGATGAGATTCTGGGATATTTTCTGGAATATCTAAAGCATCTGTATGGAACATTTCTTTTTCTGGATGATCATCGGGATTAACAGGCATATAAATGCCCTTTTCACCTTTTTTTGATCTTTCAAAAATTTCTTTTTGTTTTTCTCTGCTTCGTGCAGCACTAGTGACAGGAATGTGTTGACCTGTTTTTTCAAACCAAGCCTCATCTGCTTGTTGAAATGCAGAAGTTAATGCAGGATTTGTATTTTTAAATTCATTAGTAGACGGAACAGAAACAACAGGCGCATTAACTTGCATCCCTTTTGATGTTTTAGTAATACTTGGGTCTATTTCATTCCAATTAAAATCGCTTTCACTCATTTAGTTAATCCCAAGTTATATTGATTATCTAACGTTCTTAATGAATCAACTTTATGTTTAAATTCTCTTTGTTCTGAAGTTAATCCATCTGAACCTTTTGGTGCAGCCTTACCATTAGAATCAATTGCTAAACCTGCCCAAATATTTTTTTTATCTTCTGCTGGCATAGACATAAAAGCAATTGCTCTAGGGTCTTTAATTCTATCTAGTTTTTCTTTAACATCTAAATAAATATCTGGTTGATTTTGTAATTTTGATTTAACGCCTTGTTCAAGCAATATCATTTTATTTCTAGCAATTAACAAGTCTGCTGCTTTTTGAATTGCTCTAATATCCATTTTATTATTTGGATTTGACATTACTGACATTGCTCTAGCTGCATCCGTCATGCCAGGCATATTTGAAAGCATATTTGATTCTTTATTAAACAAATCTGTATATGCAGCTTCATTCATTGTTTGCGGATCAACTTTAATGCCAAGAGCAGCAGCAGCTTTAATTGCAAATGCTTTTCTATCCGCACCAGCACCTGTTGCTGCTTTAGGTGCAAGTTCTTTAAGGTCTTGTAAAATGCCAACAGTAGCTTGTGCGCCACTTGCTTGTTGTTGAACATTTTTAAAGTCTTCAGTAACAATGGATTGTTTATCAACAAATGACTGTGGAAGAGCTGTTACATAAGAAGGATTGCCAGAAGTAGGCAAAGTATATTCTGTGCCAGGCGCAAAATTAGATTTATCGTTTGGTTGTGCAATTGCTTTACTTCCAACTGGTGGAAGTAAATTTGTTTCTGTTCCAGATATAGCTTCACCTTGACGAACGTTATTAGCAAATGGATTTGTATTAATAACTTTACGTTGTTGGTTATTACTAACTTCAATACCAGATGGAGTAATTTCGCCTTTAACTTGTTCTGGTGAAACTCCTAAAATATGACGTTGTTTTAAATAATTTTGCAATTCTTGAGGATTATTTTGTGCAATATCAATATAAGGTTGAATTAACTTTTTAGTAGTTTCTTCATCAATACCAGTTTCCTTGCCTTGTAAGATTCCCCAATCCGTTACTTTTTTAACAAGTGTTTTTGTATCAACTTTAGATGGATTGCTTGCCGCTTGAACAACATCTGGATCAAACATAAAGGTTACATAATTTTGAGCAATTGCTTTTTGTTTTTTAGTTGCTAAATCTAACCCGCCAGATTCTGTTGTTTGTTGTGCGCCTTTTGCTAATGATTCAGCTTGAGAAACTTCTGGTTCTAAAGTTCTTCTAGCTTTTTCAGCACCTGTTTGAGATGTTGAAAGTCTTGCTTTGGCTTCTTCAATTGCAAGGGGATTTAATGCCTGTGCTTGTTTATACTCTTGAACTCCACGAGCAATGTTTAGCATATCTCCAATAGACATTCTATTGGGTTGTTCAACAGTTAAATTTGTATTTAC